CGAAGGGGCCCGCCTGCGCGGCGAAGATCAGCGAGTAGATGCGCTCCAGCGGCTCGCGGAGGTCCTCGTCCTGGATCGCCGAGATCACCATCGCCCACCAGGACCGGCCTGCGTTGTCGTCGGTCGAGAGCCCGCCCGGGGACGCCCCGAACAGGCTCGTGATGGGGCGCCCGGTCACAGCTGCGAGCGACGCCTGGGTCGCGGCGTCCATCGAGTCGAAGCCCGACGCGCTCGACTCCATGTGCTGGTACTCGTCGTCCTTGCCGAGCACGACCATGCGGATCGCCGAGAGCCCCTTGGCGATGACCCCCAAGCGGGTGTTCAGCGCGGCGGCCGCGTCGCTGGTCGCCTTCGCGTCGAGCCCGGCGACCTTGACCACGTCGCGGGTCATCTGCTGCGACTGGATGGCGACGCCCTGGTCGAAGCCCGTCCGGTTGCGCACCTGGTCGTAGATCGCCTGGATCTTGCTGTCGGCGACGCACCTGTTCCGCCACATCTCCGACGGCGGCAGGTTGGCGCCCTCGAACAGCACGCAGCGCGAGGCGTGGACGATGGTGCCGGACATGGTCAAGGACCCGGTCGGGCTGATCGTGTAGGTCTTGGCGCCGCGGAACGTGGGGGACGCGATGTCGTCGTCGACCTCGTAGACCTCGAACTCGCGCCGGTCGAGCACGACCAGGTTGACCAGGCGCCCGACCTTGTCGTCCTCCAAGGGCTTCGAGAGGTCCTGCCCACCCTCGACCATGTCGGCGGTCACCAGCACGATCAGGGACGCGCCGTACAGCCCCGCCCAGGTCATCGCCCACTTGCACCGGTTGCGGACGCACAGGCGCTTCTCCTCCTCGGCGAGCCCCTCCACGGCGAGAGCGTCCACGGTCAGCGACCAGCCCTTGCGGGTCGCGTCGTTGGGGACCGCGCCGATGATCTCGCGGACGTACCCGTTGAAGCGCCACAGGGCGGTCAGCTGGGCGTCGCTCAACTTGACGCGGGCCGTGTCGGGCAGCGCAGCGGCGCCCTTGTCGATCGAGGTCCCGATGCCGCTCAGGGCGTTGGTGATCGAGTCGGCGCGCATGTGGATCGGGAGGGCCGGTGCTTCGTCGACACGGGCGAGGCTCGTCTCGTCGCTCGGCGCGGGGTCTGCGACGGGGTGAGAGAACCACGAGCGCAAGGTCGTCATCATGGACACGGCGGCCCTCCTGCTGCTCGGCAGGATAGGCGGCCCTGCTCAGGCGGGCAACGCTGGGTCAGAACAGGGAGGGCTGCGCACCCTTGGAGATCGCGAGAGTCGCCAGCCCATCGGCCAGCGTGGGGGCCACGTCTTCGAACCCGGCGCAGTACACGTCGGCGCGGGGGGTGGAGAGGACAGGCGTCACGACGCCGCCCGGATGTGCTTGAGGCCGACAACCCGGAGCATCGCCCCCGCAGGGGCGCCCGGGGCGCGGTAGTGCGCGTCGGCGACGTTGACGGCGGCGGGCGTGCCCACGATGGCGAACCGCTCGACAGTGACGATCGTCCCGTCGGGCAGGATGGCTCGCCGGCCCGCGGCGATGATGGCTTCCGCCTTGGCGGTGGCTTCGAGGAAGGTCACGCGGCACCTCGGGTCTGGACGGGCCGGCGGCTGGTGCAACTGCCGAACAGGTGGACTTGCGCCCAGATTCCTGGCGGTCGTCTGGCGGCTTGCTGGCTCATCACTCCTCCTCGGCGGTAGTCGGCGTCTCGCGGCCCATCCACCAGCCATCAGCCCAGGCAACCACGGCCACGGGCGCCGGGTCGCACATGTGGGTCGCGGTCAGCGCCCTCCAGCCAGAGGCCCGAAGCCGCTCGCATCGGTCGCGGTACCCCTGGATGGTGTCGCCTGTGAGGTGCCCAGGCCCGATGGACGCGATCGGCCAGGACGCGCCGCCGCATGGCTGCGTCTCCTGGTCTGCGGGCCAATCCCACAGGGCCTTTTCGGCGCTCTTGTCGTAGCAGGCGAGCAGGAGCCAATCGTGCGCGTCGGCAGCACGGCAGGCGCGGAGCCAGTGCAGCACGTCGGAGTGGACCGACACCTCCACGCCGAGATGTAGCCATTCGTCGATGGCTGGCAGCCAGTCGGAGTAGCGGCGGGTGAGCACGCAGACCAAGAAGCGGTCGCCGGGGTCGAAGGGGCTGGCGGACCAGTCAATCATGGCTCGTCTCCTCCTGGGTCACGCTCGTCCGCGAGGTCCCGGAGTCGGCGGTACTCGGCCACCGTCAGCACCACCACGTCCTGGTGCTCAAGGGTGCCCACCTCGTACAGCGCAGCACGGTCACCGGTCAGCAGCACGCCCTCGGGGCCGGCCTCCCTGACGGTCAGGGTGCGGCGTGTGGGGTCGGGGGTCACGGTGCCCCCATGCGCAGCGCCAGCGTGACGCGGTTGGGCGGGATCTCCAACAGGTCCATTAACTCCTGAAGTTCGTGAGCCAGCGGTGGGGTGGTCCCGCTCTCCAGGTGCTTCCTTCGTCTTCCTGGCCATGCCGGCTCCTTGCTACGCCTGCACTGTAGCCCCCGCGCGCAGCGGGCGCAAGCCTACAGCCCGAGCGCGGCCGAGATCGCGGCGGTCGTCGCCTCGACGGTCGTGGTCGTCTTCTGCGTCCAGCGGCAGTGCAACTGCGAGGCGGCGTCGACCTTGTCATTCGGTTTGCCGGGGAACTCCAGGTGCTCGTCGAGCCAGGACTTGACCCAGGCGGCGGCGGTCTGGTGATCGTCGGCGGGGATGTAGACGAACCCGGCCTCGGCGACGCTCTCGGTGTACGCGGCGCGGGCCTCCTTTCCGCCGACCGAGCCGGGGCGGAAGTCCACGACGGGGATCCCCCGCTGCCGCGCAGCGTCCGCCAGCGCGAAGCCGTTGGAGGCCGCCTCGATGATCACCTCAGACACGCCGAACGGGGCCCACTGGTTCCACAGGGCGGCGAGCTCCATGTCCTGCTGCGGGCTGCGCCACTGACCCCCGATGGAGTCGAGCAGCACGCGCTTGCCGCCCTTCATCATCCCCCACACCTGCATGCTGGTGTAGTCGGCAGTCTCCTTGTCGGACGCGGCGCAGTCGACCGTGATCGCGAGCCGGTGGCACAGGTTGGCCATGGCTGCCGGCGAGGCGTTGTAGCGCTTGAACCAGCCGCGCTTGAACCGCTTTCCCTGCGCGGGGCGCGGCCACTGCTGGCCCTGGGCGTGCCAGGCCCGGCCCCACCGTTTGCGCATGATCGCGACCTCGGCCGGGCCCCACCGGGCCGGCATCAGCAACTCGCCCTTCACGGTGCGCGGGTCGCCCGGGTAGCGGTGCGGGTGCTCCGGGTCGAACTCCATGGGCAGCACGATCGCCTGTCCGCCCAGGGTGTTGTCGGTCCACTCGGGGCGCTTCAGGAACTCGCCGGCCATGTCGTTCTGGTGGAGACGCTGCATGACCAGCACGCGCGCCGAGGTCTTCGGGTCGTTGAGCCGGGAGTCCAGCGTCTCGTCGAAGGTCTGCACGCCGGCGCGCATCATCCGCTCTTGGACCTGGAGCGAGTGCTTGACCACCTGCGAGGCGTCGTAGGGGTCATCGACGAGCAGTTGGTCCCCGCGCTTGCCGGTGATGGCGGCGCGGATGCCGATGCACTGGCGCGCGCCCTGGAGCGTGTTGCCCCAGTTGGTCACAGCTGCGCGGTCCAGGACGAGCCCCCACGGGCGGCCCTCGGTGCGGTCTGCCCACGACGCGCGGCGCGTCTCGATGCCGTAGGCGAGCAGCGCTCGGTACAGCCGGGACTGCACGATGTCGCGGGTCTTGCGGCTGGCCTCCTTGGCCAGGTCCACGGTGTTGGACACGCACAGGGTGCGCAGGCTCGGGTTGTGGAGCATCTGCCACGCCTGCCACATGACCGAGACGATCAGGGTCTTCATGGACCCGGGCGGGATGCAGATCACGAGGCGCCGGATCTCGCCGCGGGTGACGCGCTCCAGTTCCTTGCAGACGGCTTCGACGTGCCAGGTCGGCACGAAGTCGCGGCCCGGTTCGACGACGCTCCAGAACACGCGCAGGAACCAGTAGAGCGAGCGCCACGCCATCTCCAGACGGGCGCGCGTCCGGACTGCTGCTCGCTGCTGGGCCGGAAGGCGGACGGTCACACCCGCAGGCTATCGCGCGGCCTCGGAAGCCGAGGGACTAGGCCCTCTGTGATGGGTGCCGACGCGGGTGACCTTGAGGTCACGCCTCCGCCGAACGGGGTCCGTGTTTCGGGCTTCGGCCACACTCCAGGCAGCCACGACGAAGCGTTGGTACTCGCCCAAACGGGCATTGTCCTGCCGCTCGACCAAGTAGATGGATCGGCTCGTGCTCATGCGTTGCTCCTGCTACCCGCTAACGGTAGCGCACTACGCCAGGAACATCAAGAGCACGATCCGGCGCCCGGCGTGCGGCGGGACCGCGTGCGGCTCCCGCGTGCCCATGACGACGGCGGCCAGGTGGTGCTCGGCGGCGCTGACCTCCCACCCCTCCCCCACAATCGACGGGCCCGCCTGCTCGAGCTCGCCCGGGGCGGTCAGCAGCACCGAGACGGACCGCCGGACCCAGGGCATGTGCGGCCCCGCGTCGTGGTGCAGGGCGTGCCCTGCGGGCTTGTGCTCGACCCGGGCGTAGGACGGGGACACCGGGGCGGGTTCGCCCAGCAACGCCAGCAGGCGGCGCACAGGGCCCGCCACGAGCGGCCGGGTGAGCATCGCCGGGCCGACTACCGTCGAGAGGGCCCCAGCGTCGTAGGCGGCGACCAGGCCCGCGGCCTCGGCGGCGGTCAGGACGCCCGGGAGGAGGGTCACCCGTCGTCGCCCGACTCGATCAGCCGGATCACCTCGTCGGCCTCCCACTCGCTCAGGTCGATCACGACACGCGCGTCCGCGGTCTCCCCAGAGGGGTCGGGCGTCGTCGCGGGGTCGACGTGGACCTGCACGGGCTGCCGGCCCCAATCCTCCTTGAAGCGGCGCTCCAGCAGGAAGGCAGCTGCGCGCCAGTCGCCCCCGACCCGGACCTTGCGCAGCACCGGGTCGCCGTTCTCGTCGTAGCGCTCGACCACGTCGTAGGTCCCGCCCTGGGACGCCTTGTCGATGGTGATCACCCGGGCGGCCTCGCCCATGTGCCGGGCCCGGACCAGGCGGCGGAAGACCGCGAGGTAAAACACGTCGAACTCGTCCAGCGGCTCGCCGCGGTCCCGCTT